AAGAAGGTAATAAATGAATTTGATGAATGGCTTCAAAAGAGATTAGAGGATAAAGACCCAGTAGATGAACTTGAAGATGAATATATTAGACTATTAGCATTAGCTATTAAGTATAATAGGGGAATTGAAGAGGTAGAAGCTTGGCATCAGGAAGAACTTAAAAAGATTAGAGATAAAGCTAGAGCTGATGAAGAAGCTAAGCGTAAAGCAGATGCAGATAAAGCTTGGAATGATCTACAGTCTGAATTAAAAAGGATTAGAGATTTATCTTCTACAAGTAATTTGAGAGAGCCAAGAGAGCAGACCTTTCAGACTACTTATACTCAAGGTATATCGAAAGCATTTGGATTAGCTGGAGATTACGAAGGAACTGGATATAAGTTTACATATCAAAGTAGAGAAGATTTAGAGAACCAGTATAACGCTCAAATTGAATATAATAATAATTTACTAGCATTAACTCAAAGTCGAATCGAGCAGGAAAACTCTTTATTAAATCAACAGTTAATGAATGAACAATTAACTGCTGAACAAAAAGAGGAAATTCAAAGAACTCTTACTGAGAATAATATAGCTCTATCAGACGCTCAATTAGCTAATGAACAGGCTAATACTCAGGCTTATCAAAATCTTCAAAAAGCAAGGCAGCAAGCTTTACAAAGTACTTTATCTGTAGCTTCTAGTATTGCTGGAAGTATGGCAAGTATTTGAGGAGAGGAAAGTAAAGTAGGTAAAGGATTTGCTACTGCTCAAGCATTAATTGACACTTATTCAGCAGCAAATAGCGCATACTCTGCTATGGCAGGAATTCCTATTGTAGGTCCTGCTTTAGGTATTGCTGCAGCTGCAGCCGCAGTAGTTGCAGGTATTGCAAATGTTAAAAAGATTTGAGAAGTAGATGAATCAGGTGCAAGTGGAGTGAGTGGAGCATCTGCAGCAGTGGCAGCACCAGCTGCTTTAAATACAGCTCCTGTTGAATATACTCGAAACTTACTTGGTGATAAAGAGACTGATTTATTAAATGAACCTGTTAAATGCTATGTAGTTGAGAGTGATATTACTAATGCTCAAACTAAAGTTGCAGTTACAGAATCAAATGCAAGTTTCTAAAGTGAGTAAAAATTTCTGACACACTACTATGTAAGTTGCTGATTATCAGTGCTTATATAGTAGTGCTATGTCAAAATTTATTTATCTTAGATACAAATTTGAGTAAAAAACTTGACATTTGATAGTATATAAATATATAAAAATAAAAGATTGTAACAATATTACAATTTTTAAAATAGCTTATATATTAAATAAAAATGGAAAAAATGTATAATGATCTTCCATTATATCAAGCAATTATTGCCGATGATTGTGATGGAATAGAGTTCGTAGCATTGACCAGTAAACCTGCAACCCAAGTTAATTGGCTTGCTTTTGGGGAATCTCAGAAGTTCTCGATGGATGAAGAAAAACATATAGTTACTTCTTGTTTAATGGTATGTGATATACCTATATTTAGACGGGATAGTAAAAACGGAGAATATTATATTCAATATGATAAAGAAACTCTCCGTTTAATGGCTGAAAAAATGATGTATGATAAGAGAACTACTGATGTAAATATTGAACATTTGGAAGATTCAGTAATTCCTGGAATAATTCTTCAAGAACTATATATTAAAGATATAGATAGAGGAATTAATCCAGTTGAATTTGCTGATTGTCCAGATGGTTCATTATTTGCTACTTATAAAGTAAATAATCCTGTTATATGGGATGCAATTAAAGCTGGCAAGTTTAAAGGGTTCTCTATTGAGGGATTGTTTACTTTAGAAAGACAATCTGATGAATATGAGGAACTTAAAGAGATTCAAAAAATGTTGAGAAAAATAAAAAGAGTTAAATAGAATGTATAGTGGAGTTATATATCTAGCAACAAATCTTATAAATGGCAATAAATATGTAGGACAAACAAATAATTTCTTGAGAAGAAAGAATGAACATAAATACAGTTCTAATCTTACATATTTTCATAGAGCGATTAGGAAATATGGATTCAATAACTTTAAATGGGAAATTCTTCAAATCTTTTGTTGTTCTTCTACAGAATTATTGAAAAGACAACTAAATAATGCAGAAATTAAATATATTCAGTTATTTGATACGTTAAATAATGGTTATAATTTAAATGAAGGTGGAGGTTCTAATACTGGATTTAAACACAGTGAAGAATCTAAACACAAAATGTCTTTAAAACAGTCTGGAAGAGTATTAAAGGATGAAACAAAATTAAAGTTAAGAGAATGTAGATTAGGAACTAAACAAACTGAACAGCAGAAAGAAAAAGTAAGTAAACGTATAATTATGACAGATATTAATGATACTTATATATGCACTTGGAAATCTGCTATGGACGCTGAAAGAAACGGAAATTTTGATCATAGTGCTATTATAAAATGTTGCAAAAATAAACAAAACTATCATAAAAATTTTAAATTTAAGTATGAACAAATTAACTAAACTGAGAATCGAACTTAGTAAACTCTTAGCAAAATTTAACGATGTTAAGACTAGTGCTGGAGTTCTAACTTACGATGGTAGTGAGGATGAGGATCTAAGGGCAGGTATGAGTGTATATACAATGGATACTGATACTGGCGAATATGCACCTGCTGCTGATGGTGAGTATATTACCGAAGATGGCAAAACGATTGTTGTTAAAGACGGTAAAGTAGAGTCCATTACTGATCCTAAAGCTGAGGTTGATCCTGAAGAGGGTATGAGAACTGTTGAGGTTGATGCTGCTTGTGGAACTAAGAAAGTAAAAGCTGAGGAAGTTACTGATCCTGCTGTTGAAACAGACGGTGTTAAAGAAACTGAGACTGATGCAATCGACGCTATTCATCGCGAAATTAATGAGCTTTACGATATTGTAGATAAGCTTGTTAAGAAAGTAGCAGAACTTGAAGGAAAATCAGAAGCTACTGAAAAGACTGTAGAAAAAATGAGTAAGATGAGTGCTGCTTTTTCAGCAGAGGAAACACTTGAAAATAAAACAACTGCTCCTATAAGTGGGATAGCAGAAATAGATAGAAAGCTTAAAAACTTTATTGGTTAATTTATAAAATTTTAAATAATTATGGCAAATAGTCCTGTAATGACAACTCTTCCTGCTTATGTGGAGCAAAGACGTCTCCCTCTTATTAAGGAAGCGGTTTTAAAAGCTAAGAGTGCAAGTTTATTTAATCTTCAGACAGATATTAAAACTGATGCTGCTCTTAACCTGTTATCTACCGATGTTCAGTTCGGTGATGGTCTTACTTGTGGTTGGGATGAGTCTGGAACTCAGACTCTTTCTCAGAGAATTCTTAAGACTGGTAATATTAAGATTAATATGGCATATTGCGATAAGGCTATGCTGAAATACTGGACTCAGTATGCAGTTAAGGTAGCCGCTGGTCAGAAGACTCTTCCTTTTGAAGAGGATTTCGTAAATGCTGTTGTAGAGAACGTAAAAGAGGCTATTGAGGTAGCTATCTGGCAGGGTGANACGGCTTCAGAAACTAATAACTTGAAGTATTTTGATGGTCTGCTTAAGAGGCTACTAAAAGATTTGGTGATATTATAGACAAAGATATTAAAAAATAAAGATTATATGTTTATTTCTAAAATTTGATTAAATTATGGATGATTTTTTATTTAAAAAGCTTGAAGAACTAGAATATAGAATAGTTCAATTAGAGAACCAAAACAAAGGGTTAGTTTGGGAAGAAGTAGAAGAAATGCCAAAACCAGAAATTACTAATGCAACATATACTGATTAATATGAAATACCAAACCTATAAAGTATGTATAAATGGAGTGTATTATGTATATGTAATACCAGAAAATAGTAAATTCTTAGTAGATTTACAAACTGGAGAATTAATACCTAAAGATGAGAAATTATTTGAGATAATGGAATAAACAAAAAGGAGGGTTATTTGCCCTCCTTTTCTTTTTTATTAAACATATCTTCACTTGAATCCTTTTACTTTATAACCTTCTCTAATTGCTTTAGCAATAGAATTTTAATGAACTCCAACATAAAAAGAAGTAGTAAATGCACAAAAATAATATATAATTAAAGTATCATATTTAGATAAACATACATTCCTA